GGTTTTGTTCGCGCTCTGCCTGCATGTCGCGAACAATCGCGTCCACCTTCCCGGCAATGTCGGCAAGATCATCGGATGAGCTTGTAGACATTCCACGGCCTGCCCCCAGTGCCCTTTTGTTGCCCGACGATGGACGCGCCGATATACGTCAATACATGTTTCACGGCTGACACGGAGCATCCGCAGGCTTGCGACAGTTGGAAGGTGGTCATTTCCGCGTGTTCCAGCAACCAGATGACCTTTTGGCGAGTGACCATCACGCCACCTCTCCGCGTCCGGTTTCATCCGTGCAGAACTTCGCTTCAAGTGCCTCGATAGCCTCCCGCGCGATGCGGGCAGATTCCGCCGCCTGTTCTGGAGTTCGGGCCTTCGCCTCCGTGGGTCCAAGTTCGCGCGAGAGCGCAAGGCTCGGCTTCGGCAACACGCCACCGCTCACGACAAACTGCGTCGTTTCCTCGTAAGCCTCGCGCAGCAAGCGATCCGCCTTGTCCTGGTCCGTGTGTTTCCAGCGGTACATGTCCAGGCGTGACAATGCGTGCGTGGTGAAGCAGCTACGATGCGCCCCGTAGGCTTCGCGGCGCACAATCGAGAACGGGGGGATTCCGTAGCACAAGGCGCGGAAGGCCGGGAGCGTTGGAGGCCAGCCGTCAGCGGAAGTCAGCGCAGCTTGCAGACCGGCGGCGATGGCGGGTTCGGGTATCCCCGTAAGCCCGCGCTGCCACGTGTCGCCAGCAATCGTCAGCACGCCTTGATCGTTGAACGGGGAATCCCCGAACGAGGAGGTCCACTTATGCCCGTAGATCGCGGCCATGCGCTGCCAAAAGCGCACCATCGCCGCGTCCCTCGGCTTCCCGTGCCTCGATTCGGGCAAGGTGTTCGTTTCCGATGCGTTCTGCACGTCCTGAAGCGCTTTCTCTGGGTTGATGCGTTCCATTGGAGTTTCCTTTCGGTTTGTCCTGAGCCTTTGCGAGCCAAGTATTCACGAATTTCAGGATGCCTCGCTTCGTTTTCCGGTTCGTTGGGTTTGCAATGCACCACGCCCGCATAGACCGAAGTTCCTGCATGATGTCAACAGCAGGGTAGGCAGAAGCAAACTCAGCGACGTGCTGGTCGGTTATCGCAAACTCATCCCCCGTATTCAACGGGAGTCGAATCAACGTCACAACTTCGGGTTCTTGGTCAGCTTCCAGCGGAGAGACTTCGACAGAAGGCTCGACGCTAGTCTTTTGAAGGGAATCAGTGTTAAGGGAATCAGGAATCAGGTTAAGGGAATCAGCCGGGCTCGGCTGTGCCTTTTCCGTGCCTAGCACCGTGCTAGTACCGTGCTTTTCCGGTTCTGGTATAGAACTAGCCGCTTCTCGGATATGCGGGTTCTGGTGCTTCGAGAAGCATGGGATAGCGATAAATGCTTTCCCGTCAACGACATAGCGAACAATGAACTGGTGCTGCGCAAGCTCGTCGAGCAGCGCATTGCAGTCGCATTCATCGTACGGGAGGATTTTTGCTTTGATCCTGAGTGGTCGATCTTCCAGCCTTCCGGCTCTGTCTGCTACCGTCCAGAGTCCGGCAAACAGGATTCTGGCGAGCGGCTGACAAGCGGCCAGTTCCTCGTTCTCGAAGAAACCGGGCTTGATGTTTCTAGATCGACTCATGCTGGATTCCAAGTGAGGCCAAGGTTGAAGTGCGCGCGTCAAGATGCTTGGTCATCTTGTCAGCCGGGGATCAGTCCGTGCCTATGACGCGCAGGGTGATTATCCGCGCGCGGGCGGTTGTGTCAATGGGCTAGATCAATCGCTCTTGAACTGCGCCTTCGTCATCGAATCGACTGCCGGCAAGCTCAAGGTTCAACGTCGCCTGCTTGTAGTAGCTATCCTTGAGTTCGATTCCGATAGCCTTGCGTCCGAGAGATACGGGACTGTAGACCTCGCTGCCAACACCCATGAACGGGGTCAGCACGACCTCGCCAAGATTGCTGTAAAGCTCCACGAGCCGATCAATCACGTCAAGCTGCAACGGGTGGACGTGCTTCTCGTCGTCCTCCTCTCGGCTATCACGGAACGGGAGCACGTTGTCGATTCTGATATCGTCCCACACGCTCGATGCGTACCGCTGCCAGATGTAATGCGATAGCTTGTTGCTCTTCGGATCTTCGTGATCTGCAAAATGCGTTTTCAGGTATTCCCATAATTCCGGCGCGGTCAACTTCGCCTCATTCGCGTTGTTCCATGCGTTCAGGATATTCGGAAGAATTGGCGTATCACCGAAATACCGGGTCAGTCCATGCGGGTGCGTTACGGGTACCGGATTCTCTCCTTTCTTCGTAAAGATAAGCACGTAGTCAGGCATTGCCGTAAAGCACTGCGTCGAGTCCTCGACAATCAGCTTGTGCATCAGGCTCTTTACCATGGTACGCATGCGGACCTTCAACGGCTCCTTCCATATCGTGATGCGGTTTCGGTACTGGAAACCGTGCTTCTCGTGCAACCGGATGACCTCGTGCGGGAAGTCCCACAGGCGACAAGAATTGTCGAACACGTCGGTGCAGTGGACTGCATTGATCCGGCCAGGCTTCGTGACTCGGGCCATTTCAGCGATCAGAAAATCGTATTGTTCAAGAAACTGCTCTTTGCTCTCACAGTTGGAAAAGTCACGCTCGCTTGAACTGTAGTTGTACAGGCCAGCGAACGGCGGAGAATAGATCGACAGGTCCACGGATTCGGATGGCAATGTCGGCAAGACTTCCATGCAGTCCGAGCAATAGATGGCGTAGTCGTCGGTAACGATCTGTTCTTTTGTGCTCATTTCAGGAACCCCGGTAGCGAAACGGTTTTGTCGAATGGTTTGATGATCTGGGTGAAGTCTTTGTTTGCTGCAGCGACAAGATTCTCGTAAAGCTCAATGGCCTTTGCCGTCTTTTCCTGCAACGCCTGCAACACGCGCTCTTGACCGCTCGAAACAACCACGTCGCAGGTGACTTCATTTTTCTGTCCAAAGCGCCAGAATCGGCGAATGGCCTGGTAGTACTGCTCATAGCTCCACGTCGGGAAAAATACGGTATGGTCACAGTGCTGCCAGTTCAGTCCCATGCCGGTCATTCTTGCTTTCGTGATGAGGCGCGGAATCTCTCCGGCGGCGAACGCGACCAGCAATTCCTCTTTGCGATCAACGCTCATGTCGCCGCGAATCTCGGTTGCGTCAGGATCTAGCTTTGCCAGCAACGAACTTTCGTCGTTGAGGTTGCACCAATAGACGGACGTCTTGCCTTTAGCAAGCTCAACGGCGCGTTCGCAGCGTGCATCTACTGTCAACTTCTGCTCCTCGCGAACTTCCGCCATCGTCTTTGCGGCGACTGTGAAAAGCGATCCCTGACCGCCTATCGCAAAAGGTGAATCGTTCTCGACTACGTGAGATAACGTATGCAGCTTCGGGAGGACGTGGCGCGCATCGCTGAAGCCGAGATCAGATGGACGCTTGACCATGATCGACCACTGGTTGACCCATGCGAAAAAGTCAGTCTCTGCGTGCGGCTTCAGGTAGAACTTCTCGCCAATGTTCCGATTATTGCTGTCCGCGCTGCCCTGATTCGATTTAAAGAACTTCGACAGCATGTCCATATAACCCATGTAGCCGAGCGCCTCGGAACTATTGCCGAGTTCGATGAAGTCGTTCGGTGACGGCGTTGCGGTAGCAAGGTAGCGGTATTTCACGCGCTTAATGAACGCAACGATCTGGTCGCGTGTCTTTCCGTTGAAGTTCTTGAGTATGCTCGATTCGTCCAACATGACGCAGACGAAATCATCCGGGTTCAACAGATGCAACCGTTCGTAGTTGCAAACCGTGATCTTCGCTGACAGTTCGCCATGTTTGGAATGCGCAATGTCGTCAATCTCGATCCGATGCGCCTCATCTATAAACTGGAAAGCGACCGCAAGCGGAGTCAGGATCAAGACGCGCTGGTTGGTCTTGCGGACGATGTTGTTCGCGATTGCGATCTGGATCAGAGTCTTGCCAAGTCCAGTGTCAGCAAACACTCCGATGCGCCCCTTGCGGACGGATCGCTCAATGATGTTTTCCTGAAAATCGAATGCGCCAGGCGGCATCCAATCGGGGTCGAAACCGAAGTCGCCGATCAAATGGCGCTTAGTTGCGATGAACTGCTGATATGACATACTTACCTCGTAGTTGGATGGTTCAACTGCCACGCCCTCGGATGCTGCAAACATCGCGGGGGTTTCTTTCGTCTAACGCCTCTCCTTCAACTCCCGCAGCAGTTTCCGATACGCAGCCAGCAGCGCGATTGATCGCGCATGCAAGGCCAGGGCTTGGTAGGCGGTTGGAGTCATGCGGCGTCCCCTTCGATGTAGAAATCATCGCCATCACGGCACAGGCCAGTTGCTACCGGCACGTATGGCGGATAGCCGTTGGGCCACCGTTCGCGATCCGTCGTTATCGCAAGGTATCGAGCGCACTGATCGCGGCGCGGGCATATCGGATCGTCCGGGCCAAGGCCGAATCGACCGACGCAGCGAGATATGTCGAACGGTAGGAACGTCATGCGGCGATCCTCTCGGCCAAGACTTGACCGCCCCACTGCGCGGCCATTGCTTCGGCAATCTCGGGGAATGACTCGCTGCGCTGTTCGGCGCGCTTCGGGCCGGGCGGCAGGCGATGTACGCGCGCTTCGGGCCGGGCGGAAGATGGCAACCTGAGTGCTTCCCGGCATTCGTCAATTGTCCGATAGGTCGGGATCAGCAGCGGCAGGTTGCGCAGCCAGTAGCAAAGCGCCTTCGTTTCCCATCGCCCGAACATCCACGGCTGCACGATCTGGTCGGGCTTGCGGTAGATCGTGGACATGATGCAGACGGGATTCTCTGTGCAGCTTGCGTAGACCGGCGCGTTCGCCAGATACAGAAACTCGGCTATTGCCGCTTGCTGCCTGCCGTCTGCCCGCTTCTCGGGAAACCAGCGTGCTCCAGAGACCGCCAGATGCGTGCACTCGGGATGCATGATGCCGAGGTCGAAACTCGACCATTCCACATCGCGCCAGCTTCCTTGCCAGTGCTGGCCAGGGCGGCGCGTAGGCTTCAGATCGCACGACCAGGCGTTGTGACCCAGCCGTGCGAATGCGTCCCGCGTAATGCCTGATTCTTCGCCTGCAACGATCACGTTCATGCGGCCTTCTGCTCACACAACGCGCAAACATCCGTCCCGGTCGGGACGTCAATCGATCCGGCACAAGTCGCGCAGAAATAGGGAATTCGATGGGTTTGGATGACCTTCTGCGAGAATCGGGTGTCGATCTCGCCGTGGTAGAGGCGGTCGGTCATGCGACAGCCCTCAGCGCCCGGCACGACGCACGAATAAATCCCGACGAACCAATCCTCACGCGGCTTGAGCGCGTGGCCTGTGGCGGTTCAATCGGGTGGCGCGAGGGATTGCGCCGAACGAAAAGGTGTCCGCCGAACCAGTGGGGAGGCTGGTCGGCGGACGGCAGGCCGAAGCCTGCGACGCAGCGAGGCTGCGGTTTGCGCGCTGAGGGGAGCAGCGGCGCGAACAGGGTCATGTCAGGCGGCCTTGTCGATCGCGCGAACCCAGACAAGCACGCGCTTGTCGAGGCTCGGATCAGCAGCGGCGATGCGGCTCGCCAAGTTCCGACCGATGCCGCGAGTGCCGTTGCACACCGCTGCAATGGTCTGGAATGGAATTGACAAGGCTTCGGCGACTTTCGTTGGACCGCCCTTGCTGTCCACGTAGTCAGCCCAGTATTTCCGTGCGTCCATCGTTCTCACTATGCGAATCGCGTTATTCGAGAGTATGCGATACGCATAACCGGATTGCAAGCGCCTCCTTTACCTTTGACCCGATGCAGTCTGCGCAATTCACTATGCGAAATGCATTGACATCTCGTTATGCGGTATGCATAATCCTTCCCCATCACAACCGGGGAAGCCAATGAAGAATCTTGAATCAGCGATTGCCCAGGCGGAGCGCATTGAGCGCATGCTTGCCGAGCATCAATCCGCAGCGAACGAGCGTTGCGCAAAGATGATGGAAGCGTTCGACAAGCTCGAAGAGTCGCTGGAAGAAGCGAAGAGAAACGTGCGCAAGCACCTGTGGGGTGCGGAATGAGCGGCATTTCCCCGGCGCAAGAGCGCAAGGACTATATCGCTACCCAGCGATGGGAGAACCGCTGCGCCGAACTTGATCTCGACCCGGTGGATCTGGTCGAAACCCTGATTCGCCACCACGCCGCGCTCACGAAGGCGCAGATGGAGGCGGTTGGGGACGCGATCATTGAATGTGCGCAGGCATACAACATCATCTCCGCGCTGGCTGCCGCAGACACGGAAGGCCTGGAGGATGAACCATGAGTGCCGTCATCCAGATGCACAAAACCAAGTCCGCCCGGATCACAGGCGCAGGGATCGCTGCCTATCTCGCAGCCCGGTCTATGGGCCTCAGCCCGATCATGGCCGAAGCGATCAAGCGCCGCGCCCGCGAGTCAGTCTCGCGTGGAATGTCGGCAGCGATGGCCGTGTCTGAGGCAAGAGCCAAGGCCCGCGCCATGTGCGCGAAGGTGGGCGCATGAACGCCATCATTCAGCGCGGCACATGGGAAGGCTGCCGCCCATTTTCCGCCGATGAACGGCTGGCCTTGTGGGCAAGTCGCTACTACGCCAGCGGCCACCACCGCGAGCGCAGCAAGCCGCGCATCAGGGTGAAGGCCGAGACGCAGAAACCAATTGAGCCGAGCGATCCGACGCCGCCCGCTGCGGCATAACAAACACAACCCGCCGCCGATTG